GTATAAAAGGGGATGCTGGAGCAATCGGAGCGACTGGATTACAAGGTATAAAAGGGGATGCTGGAGCAATCGGAGCGACTGGATTACAAGGTATAAAAGGGGATGCTGGAGCAATCGGAGCGAATGGAGAGACTGGTCCTACTGGAGCAAAAGGTGAGGCTGGCCCTGAGGTAGGTGCTGTACCAGTAGGAGGTATCATAATGTGGAGTGGTGCTAATATTCCGGAGAATTGGGAGGTGTGTGACGGAAAGAATAATACTCCAGATTTACGGGATAGATTTATCATTGGTTCAGGGACTACATTTGCCTCTGGGCAAAAAGGTGGAAGTCTTACAATTTCAGCAGAGAACTTACCTGCTCATACTCATTCAGGTACAGTCGATGCCGTCGGCAACCACACGCACCCAGCACAATGCGATGCGAACACTTCATTTAGTATTAATACAATAAAAGTGGAAGGCAGCCAACAACAAGAAACGGTATATACTCCAAAGTCCGGAGGAACCCAGACCAGCGGGATTGGAACACACACACACGGGATTACGGTTAACGAGGGAGGAGGACATAGTCACGGCTTTCAAGGCGGAGTGAATACGACTGAGAATATGAACTATTATCCACCGTATTATGCGTTGGCTTATATAATGAGGATTTCCTAAATGTAATCTCTTGTACTACGTTATTCATATAACCAAGTATTTATAGTATATCTATATGTATTGTTTAATAATGGATACGTCATATGGGGATGCGTCCAATAAGGTGGAAATGCTATAATATTTCCTTTTTTTAATTTTATGGTTCTATCTTGATTTGGAAAATAAAACTCTCCACCTTCATAATCTTCATTTAAACAAATTATAATAGACATATTTCTAATTTTTTTCATTGGTACATATTGTTTGTCTTTTTCAACAAAAATGCCATCTTTATGTATCCGCGTCGGACCGTATATTTTTCTATAACAATACCCAGAATCGCCGTTGCACTGTATATCATAATGAATATGTAACTTTTGAACCACTTTATTTATAATGTTAAATATCATATCGTCTAGTTCTTTAATCTGACCAACATACATACAATTTACGTTTTTACTTTCTTCCCATTTTTCTATTTGGTAATCTTTTTTCATAAAATAACTTTCCATAGTTTTAATAACATGGTCACAATCTTCCGAATGGATGATATCATCAAACATGAAAATAGTATCCGTTTTTTTATTTAAGTTTGCTTGCACACTTGCAGAATGTTGAGAAATATTATCTTGAATAGAATCGCGTATAATGGCACAACGTTCATATTGTTTATCTGGTTTTAAAATCCGTTCATAGGGTGTTCTAGTTAAATCAACAAGAAATTCATTTGGTTTCAAACACACTTCTTCATTCTGGTGCGTAGAAACATGCGTTAATCGTTCCACATGTATGTTTAATTGACGTGATAAATCTTGTAAATCCATGTATATATATATTTTATAATTTTATTTGATAATTAATGCATAATCACCAGTATGCGTGTTAAATTTTAACATGTTACAAGAATGTTTCTATCGTCCAAACCATAGATGACTTGGAAATTAGAAACTGATACAACACCAAAGGGTATCTTTTTGTATTACGGAGCAGTCAAATGAATTTACAGGTCAACCACTACAAATCAATACCGTTCATTTTGAGTATTGAATAAACATTTTCCTAATGTGCGATTTTAAATCTTCAAAACGTTCAAAGGTGTAAAATTATACTATTGTGAAGTGTAGATACATTTAATATATAATCGTATATTATGAAACCTACGTGTAATCCAGCAAATCAAGAAAAAAACGAGACTACATGTTACACGACAAAAACGTTATTAAAATTAAAACAATTATGGAATGCACGACACTCGGACGATAAAATTACGACAAATGAACCATTAAAGATATGGAATGAGTTACGTCAACGATTCTCAGGGGTATGCCAACATGAAAAATGTTGGTTACGTCATACATTCATTTCAAATAAGGTTGGACATGATATACTTCATTATACTTTTGCACCGGATGCACCTAAATCATGGAAAAAAAATCCAAACGAATGGCTCTCCAATTATGATATTACTTCTGTCATGCAACAGTATGAATATAAATATAATCATTTTGCATTTATAGGTCCAAGTCCAATTGATTTTGATAAACGTATAGTAAATGATAAATGTGTGTGGGACGATTTATGTGAGTTTAATCTATCTAAATGTTTAAAAAAAGGAAAACGAAAAATAGGGGTGATTTTTAATACGGACCCACATAACAAAGGAGGAGAACATTGGGTATCTTTATTCATTGATACTACACATGACAATCCGTATATTTTTTATTTTGATAGTGCAGGCGATCCGATTTTACCTGAGATATTACTATTTGCTCAACGTGTCCTACAACAAGCCTCCAAGTTAAATATTCATACACAATTATATGAGAATCATCCATTACAACATCAAAAAAGTACAACGGAATGTGGAATGTATTCGTTATATATGATAATACAATTACTTACGAATACAAAAACGTATAAAGATTTTATGACAAAACGAATCCCAGACAAAGAGATTGAACACTATAGATATACCTATTTCAACCGTGTTTAATCCAAAATACTTATAACGAAAATGGTTAAATTAATCATGCGAACGATGTGGAAAGGAATTCTCTCAAAAATCTCACTATGATTCTCATAATAGACGCAAAACACTTTGTGAAAATAATGCTGATAAAATAATAAAAAATTGATTGTTGAAAATGAAGAAGTAATTGTAAATACAGACACTATGGAAGATCAACCAAAATCAACGTATGATTTGAATAATATTCTTAATAAAATTTTGGAAAGCAAGACTTATTCAGACATAGCAAGAGAAATTAATGTCGCTATTGGAACTGTGCGAAGATGGAATGAATTAAAAAAAATCCCAAAATCATACACATTTGAGTTGCTTAAATTAGCTAAAATAGATATTGATTATTCCAAATTTGATTATAAAGAAAAAGACCAATTCTTTACACCTAATACTACTGCTAAATATTGCTATTCAAAATTTTTAGAAATATTAAAAAAATATAAAAATTTTGAAAATTATACATTTATTGAACCATCTGCGGGTAATGGTTGTTTCCTTAAAATCTTACCAAGTGATAAAAGAATTGGACTAGATATCGAGCCAAGATCCGATGAGATAATAAAACAAGATTATCTTGATTGGGAACCAATTGAAGATAATAAATACGTGGTTATTGGAAATCCACCATTTGGGTTAAGAGGACAACTAGCATTAAAATTTATAAATCATTCTAGTAAATTTGCGGATTATGTTTGCTTTATTTTACCACAGTTATTTGAAAGTGATGGTAAAGGAGTTCCAAGAAAAAGAGTAGTTGGACTAAACTTAATACATAGTGAAAAATTAGATACAGAATTTGAATCTCCGAATGGAAAAAATATAAAAGTGCAATGTATATTTCAGGTTTGGTCTAAATTTCACAAAAATAATAATTATGTAATAAAGAAAACATTAAATAATAATATTAAAATTTATTCTTTATCTGATGGTGGAAGTCCTTCAACAACACGAAATAAAAAAATGTTTTATAAGTGCGATGCTTATATACCATCTACATGTTTTGGCAAAGATAACATGAAATATTATGATAAGTTTGATACACTCCCTAGAAAAAAAGGTTATGGTATTGTATTTATTAAAGATAAAGAAAACAACTTAGAAAAATTTAAAAATATAGATTGGTCTAATGTAGCATTTCTATCTACTAATTCTGCTTATAATATTCGTTCTTCGCAAATTACTGATAAATTTATTGAATGATATTATCTACAAATGATTTAAATTTAGAATAATCTGTTGTCTCACTATCAATTATAAAGGTATATTTATTTGTTTCATTAATATTGATACTAGTATCTAGTTTAAATGCTCCTTTTTGTTTTCTCCAAGTAACAGACTTCGTTGGGAAATACGGATAACATTTATTGGAACTATCTACCCCAGATTTTTTATAAAATTCTTCCGTAAAGTTTGGAAATATAGTAATATACATTTTTTTAGGAGAAATATCAAGGAATATCATATATTTAGCTTTCCAAGGAACTTCTCCTAGTTCATGTTGAAATGAACTACCTGAACTTCCTAGTCTTGCGGTTTTGATTTCACACGTTTCACAATTGATTGTTCCATCTCCTATTCCACCTCCTACTTGTTTTGTTTTAGTACCATCAATTTCTGAAACAATTTGAGATTTTTTACACAATTCGTTCATTATTTCTTCTCCAACGCCACCAACATCATCATTTTCAAGTTCACTAATATTTTTCCATTCACAATCACCGTCATTCCAAATATCTCTTTTTTGTTTTTGTGTATGTTTTTTATCAATCAGATCTTTAGCCAATGTGGTAAAAGAATCGGGAACCTGATTATATTTATCACGTTTGGGTGTGTCCACCAAGTCCAACCTCTGGAGCGCGTCCTCCAGAGGGAAACCGTAGATCTTGGACAATTTCTTCGTCACCTCCGTAACATACTCCTTCGTCATTCCTATCAACGCCTTCGTCATCGTTGTGTTCAGGTTCATTTGGGTAATGCTTGGTTTATTCTTATTCATTCTCTTCTATTTCAATTTTTTAATTCTCACGCATTCTTTTCATTCACACTACGATTCATTTTATCTTGTTCAAAGGTGTAAATCATACAAGTCTAATTTTGAAAATAGTTTTTTAAACATACTTTTACATATTCGTTTGTGGTCAAGTTGATAAAATCAACATACTCTTTTTGGTTGAGTTTATCCTAATAATACAGTAGATGACGATTTCTAACTAAAGCATATTTTTTATTTCGTTTGAAATGTTAAAAGGTGTAATATAGATATAACAATGAGAGTGTTCTCCAAATGTATTTTTACGTTCTTTAAAGACTGCTTATGAGGACTACATTATTTTACTTACATAATTGTTTTGCTTTCTCTTTACAACGAACAAAAAAGGCATTTACATCGGATAAGTTTGAACTCAATACAGAATCACTTGGAATGTACCATACATCCATATCACGGTCTTCGCAAGGATACCAAACCAATAACGAAGGTATTCCTTTTAACATCTTTTTCTTTTTCAGAAACATATATAAATCCATATGCGCGTCAATGTCTAATTGTATGGTATGCACGTTATCTGGTAAATCCAATATTTTTTCATGACAGAGAGATTGTATAGAACGACAAGGACCACACCAAGAAGCTGAAAACTGTATTAAAAGGAGGTTAGGTACATCTATCCTCTTTAAACATTCATATAATCCTTCTACCGTTATAGAGTGATTTAAAGGAGTTGGCATACTGTATCCATTTGGTTGTCTTTATATCAAGGTTCATTGTATCAATTGTTGTAGCGTACTTAATCGGATAGGACTATTCACATGACCTTCCCAAAAATAACGACAATATGCATATTCAACCGATATCCTACTTTCATCGTACCATTCTGGATGCGTCTGCAACAATATCTCTCGTAGGTTATCTGGAAGATAATGTAAACAAGACGGGTGCAATACGTAGGCTAATTGAACGTTGGGCGAAATGGATGGTTTCGGGTTTAACGGTATCCATTCGGTGCATGTCGTTGGGACATGTTCTTTTAAGTCACATAACAATGGAGGATAATTATAAGGATACATCCATTCCCAATCTGGACACCCAAACGTATAATATTTATAGGTCCACTCTAAACCTTCTAAATAATGGATAGAAACTTGTTTTTTCATACATTCTGTACGTTGTGAATGTAATAAGGATTGATAATATCGTTCTCTCCATCCGTCTTCAAACGGATTAATATATTGTTCGGTGCGTCTATCGGTTATAGGTAGATTTTGTAAAGACGTTGGGATATCATTTAAAGAAGGATTCAACTCAATTTGTTTCATACATTTATTTCGTACAGTATGTTCATGTTTTAACCATTCTTCTTCGTGATTTGACAGCAATTGAATTAATTCACGCACATTTTTCCATACTATACCTTTAGATGATATCAAATGTCCGTGTGCCTTTACTACTTTTTTATACATGGTGGTGAGATAAGATAACCCATTGGTTCTAAGATTCATACACGGAAAATGTGGCAAAAAATCATTCCCAAGAAAAAAACATAAAAATATATAATCCCGAACACATTGTTCGGGATTGTCTTTGTCGCCCAACTCTTTGGATACGGCTATTGCCATGGCATGAATATCAATTACATAATTCACATTTGGTTTGAGCGTAGAATCAATACTTTGTATATAATGAGGGGTTTCACGATATAAATATAACTGTTTCGTATAGAGTGTATGATTTAAAGTAAGCATAATCAAATCAGAGTCTAGTCCATAAATCGCCGTAGTCGTTTTACGATGATATGAAATATTTTCACGTATATATTCAAATATTTTGTGTTCGCCTTCTCCAGGGTCATTGCTGGTTGTAATTATAAATTCCTTTATACCGTATTTTTTAGGATGAATAAAGTGATTGATTACATACTCACTCAAGGATTGCATGAAGGCCGTACCAGGTGTTATGAGGGATGTATTCCATCTCTCTGGCATGGGTACTCCAGATTGAGTATAGATTTGTTTTTCAATTGCACTTTTATATCTTCGGGTTTGCTGTTGTGATAGTTTGGCGGCAGGAGCAACTCCATCAAAAGAAATCATGACTTTCTCCGTTGGATGTATGGTATTGATATAACGTCCAATTTTTTTGACAACTTCTTGTATCAAACGTTGTTCGTAGTCTATACTTGGGTCCAAGGATTGTACCGAATCGTATATTATAGATTGTGCATCCAAATATAAATTATGAATGACTGTATTTTGTTCTGTATATTCAATCATTACATTACGATAGGTCCGGATGACTTGTTTAAAATAACACGGTATCCCCATAGGTAGGATTAAAGTCATATATTTAAGTTTAATTCCATATAGGTAGAATAATTCTATTCCTATATACTATGATTGAATTAACCGTAACAAACGTTTTACAATTGATGTCAACGCTTATGCCATTTATGATTACTTTTTTTATGTTAATGTTATCCTTGATGAATCAAAATGTAAAAGGTATAGTGTTTATTGCAGGAGCATTACTCGCGTCTTTTTTGAATCTTTTTTTAAGAAATGCCTTACAAAGTCCAAATGACCCCAATGCCTCTATGACATGCTCACTCATTGACATTCCTTATTTAAATCGGTATAATAGTCCTTCTTCCAATAGTGTATATATCGCATTTACATTTGCATACTTGTTTTTACCCATGAATTATAATTCACAAATGAATTATGCAATCATTTCAGCCTTGCTGATATTATTTGCGATTGACGCATCTGCTAAAATAATGAATAAGTGTACTACGGTAGGGGGTGTAGTCATAGGCGCTCTCGTTGGATTTATATTGGGTTCGTTGTGGTACACTATATTTCATATGGTTGGTTCGGACAACTTATTATATTTTGAAGAGACGCAAAGCAATGCAACGCGATGCGAAATGCCTACAAAACAAACCTTTAAATGTTCTGTATATAAAAACGGACAATTGGTTTCTTCCAGTATAGCTTAATGTAAATCTTGACACTTTAAATGGACGAATATTTGTCTAATTATAAGTGATTAGATAATGTAAGTATTATGTTTTTAATTGTAAGAATTTTTATTAAGATGGTTCAAAATATGATAAAACGATACAGAAACAATATACTAAAACAAAATGAACGAATAAAGACTTTGAATGGTTAAGAGATAATAGAATTAACTAAATTCTATATAATTATGAAACATCTATTCCGCCTTGGCGGCGCCTGTATTTGGGCAAGTAGCTGCACGCGGCCGTAACCACCGTCGCGTGTTACGAAGCACGCCGCGTTCGGCCGCGGGTGAGATTCTCTGCACTCGCTCCTGCAATGATAATGAAATATTACATTCTGGTCCAACTTTCCTCATAAATAAATTGTCAGATTTTAAAATATTTTCTATCATTTCATTTGTTAAGTTTGAGTACGTTTTAGGGTTTGTTCTATATTTTTTCAAATCACTACATTCCTTCCAATTAACATAAGTAATACTTCTATTTATGAAAGAAATATTAAATTTATTCATTATATTTATAAAATAATGTTCATCGGGACAGTGCGAATTATCACCAAATATATGAGTATAATCATTTTCAATAAAAAATTTTACAGTGTCTCTTTTTAGAAGCATCCATTGACATTGTTTCGTAAATGTATCTTTATTAAAAAAATGTTTATCTGCTAATGAATTATAACGACGTATATCATCTAGTTTATTTTTGTTTATTAAATTACTGTCAAGTTTTTTAACTTTATCATATATTTCATTCGCATTATATAATGGTATACATTTGTCGGATAATAATATAAAATACTTATTCTCTTCTGTTTGAAATGCTTCTTTAAACAAATTTAAGGTTGCTTTAACTAATGATAATTTATACCATTCAGTTTCAACTATATTCTTGATACAATATTTTTCAAACTCCCCTGTAAAATTATGTTTATTATGAATATAAATATTATAGTTTGAATGAATAAAAATTTTCCATAATTTTGGTTGAGATAAATTATCATATGTTAAAAAACATAAAGCTATTTTTTCTCCCATTTATATTATATTATATTATTTATGACAATTTAAGGTTTCAAGAGTATAAATGCGTTCCTATTTGTATTTAAAAATTTAGTGACGTTGGAGTTCAAATTATTTTTAGAAATAGAATACATTAACATCCTATTCCCACTCATACGCATTTGCATTATACGTTTCCATTCCATACATGTAGCTTGTATATTTATGTTTTGATATTGAATATCGTGTTCTTCTATTGTGATTTCACGGTTTTTTATTCGCGCATTGACTTTATTATGAAATTCATAGATACAGCGAACCAAGTCACGTTTGGTTTGGATAGAATTCAAATTTAATCGATTCAGTAAAACGGTCGCGTGGTCGGAACATTCTGGACAAGGTAAATTTCGGCAAATATTGCGTATGATATTTAGAATAGGTTGTATCAAGTCGGTACGTTCTTCTTTCAATCCATTTACCATATGATGCATAAAATTCCAGGTCGCTCGTCCCCATACATCTTTACTTACCATATGAAATATAAAGACATTTATATTTTTATATTTATGGATACGATTCATTGTGTGGAAGAATTTGATTTTTGGAAGGAATTAAATAAAGAGGCAAGGATTGAGGAGAAACATTGTTTGATTACCAAAGAACCCTTAACTCCTCATGCCTTGACATTACCGTGTGGACATACCTTTAATTATGAACCTCTCTGTCGTGAAATGATACAACTCAAATATCCTACGACTACATTTAAATCACCCATTTGCTTGAAACGTAATCAAATTTGTTGTCCTTATTGTAGAACCATTATCAATCAATTACTTCCTATATTACCAATGTATGATTTAAATTTACCCAAAAACATTTGTTCGCATATCAACTGTATTCCAATGAAACCGTGTGAATATGAATTCAAGAGAGGTATACGACGTGGAGAGACGTGTAATCATCCAACTGGATTTATAACCGAACAAGGTATAACTTGTTTACATCATTATAAAAAAATGAATTTGAAGATATAACACGGATTCCAACCGTAATTAGATGAAATATAATCTCACGTTTAAATATGGAAAGGGGTCTTGTTATGTTGATGCACTCTGTTATCATTGGATTGGTGTTATACCTAATTATGATATATGGGATAGGTCAATCCCAATCATTGGCTGAAAATCGGAGCATACTCCTCGCAGCCATCGTGTTAATCTACATGATATTGTTTGGTCATGGATTACCGAACCGATTGAATAAAACCATTTAAATTACGATGGTATTTTTACATACGCATATTTACCTTTTCAATGACCCGTGCAAACGTAACATTTCAATAAAGTGGACTGTTCGCACCTCCAACACCCTGTAGTGCAGAAATAGCAAGTTAAATATCCGTAACCTTTACAATAAACACAGGATAATTGGTTTTTTAATTTATTTTGTGTCATATAGAATAATCGTTTGACATACAGGTTATGATCTTTGTATTCTAAGAAATGACCGGGTTTCATTAGAATACTGTAAATGGGATGAACGTATAAGAATAGTATATAACCTTTCATGTATACTCATCCATCTATATCCTTAGGTTGATTCTACATGACTTTGTTTACATGTAAAAAGAGAGTACAAACATAATTAGCGGAATAAATGACCCAAAAAAACACCATAATTCACCGGCGTTGTAGTAAAAATATTTATAACTAATCCATAAAAAAGTATATGTAATTACAAACAGATACAACGCATAATAAAAATCAAATAAATAAAATATATTGATTGCAAATAAGAGTATATAATAACTAGGATTGAAATATGCAATCCATGGCCATTTTAAATGACCATTTTCGGTTTTCGTTAATGTCGCATGGTTTAAAAATTTAACATAATTAAAGATAAAATAAATACCATATAAGAGGTTTAAGGAGGCTATAGACAAATTAAAAGGACTCGTCGTAGGAGTGTAATATGCATATTTTATGAAGTATAATAGGATAGGTTGACATACATTTAAGATTGGACCTAGTATAGTTGTTATTTTATTAATACCGTATGTGTTTTTAATATCTATCCAAAATAAAAAATCCATAAATTGAATACAAGAAATAAAAATTAAAAAAATTCCAGTAACCTTATTCTCTGTTATATATTGCTTATTTCCACAACAAAACAATAGAATTGAAAATATAGTTCCTATAGAAAAAGTGAATATAGAAGTTTTAGAATTAAAACACATTAATAGTAGTAAATATTATTTGAATACAATATAAATCATCTTGAGAATCCCATTTTTGCGTGTTATGTCACCTTACACTTTTTTAACCTACATACATTCATTTTAGATTTTATAAAATAGGGTCCATTACCATTCTCATAATATTGCCCTGCTTTGGATGCACTGGAACCGTATACGGTATTCAATGATTTTGCGATAGATTTTACTGTATTATATTTCAATCTTAACAATCTAGAGGAGGAAGAAACCGAACCTTGTTGAAAATATGGTTGATTATTTGGTTTTACAATAATATCGTGCGTATTTAACCCATTGCATACACCATTCTCATTACTGTATAATGAACTTCTTACCTGTGTACCATCCGAATATGGAACAGGTTGAATGCAACATTCATTGTCTGTGGTTACATATTGTATGTTTGATTTGTTAGAACCGCTTAAATTTTGCAGATAGGTTTTATTACGCGTTTGAAGATATTGCTTGGAACTAAAAGAATAGGATTTGTTTGACGGAAGAGATTTTGTATTCAGTCCACGTGTCGGTTTTGCGTTTCTATAACAGGAAGCACACGTAGAGCCATCTGAAGTTGTATTGTCATCCAGATACACGACCGTGTGTTTGCAATCGGGATCAGATTGGGTTACGACTACATTACTAGACGGTTTTTCCAAACCTAAATAGGAATTCTTACTCGCTCCTTGAATACCTATAGGATTAAGTTGTTTACGCCAATGTTTAATCGGTCTGGACACGTTCCAACTTCCGGTAAATTTTCTATAACGGGCATGACTGGATGGAGTTTGACTTTGTGTGTCACCGTTTTCATATGGACGTGACCATTGAGACACTACTGATTTTTTTATATTTATATCCATATATATATATATGTTAATATTTGTATATTTTATATTTGTATTGTTTACATTAAATATCCTTTATATGATTGTAAAAAAATATCTTTCATTTCAAGAAGGTGCCACTGGAAGTAGTGATACTACAGAGTATCAAGACCCGAACCTCTCGCAAAATCCACTCTATTTGGCAACCATCAATGCCTCCAACATTGCTTATCTTAAGAGTAAATTAGACGATATTGATACGATTCGTACAAGTGTAGATGCATTGAATGAGCAAGTAGAATCAAACTCTACCGCCATACAAGGTATCAATACAAGTATGCAGATTACATCTAGTAGTTCCATACCGGACCAATCCACTACACAAGCTCTTGCCAATACAGGTAATGCAGATGCAAACGTATCTACCTAATAATTATTATATCATTGAAAGTTATGAGTAATTTTTTTGATAGTGCTTTAAATAAATTGGACACCTTAGAACAAGATATACTTGGTCCAGATTACCCTTATTATAAATATATCAATTCGCCAAGTGATATGGGCATGAGTGCCGATGGAGATAAAATTTCTACAAATATTGGTGGATTAATATCATACGTGGACGTTTTGGTAACTGGTTCAGGCAAAGCTTCTGCCACGGGAAAGCCCTTAGGAGATAAATATTTTATGACTACTGCCGCAAAGTGTAAAGACGTTGCTACCGGAAACGATGTAACTCGTTCGTTATATGTAAATAATATACCAGACGGGTCAATTCCATTTATTACAAATTTAAGTGGAGAAAGCACGGATTTAAAAGGACTTGTTCCTGGTGTATTACACGATATGGTTGAAATAAATCCTTTGCAAATTTTTCAAGCATTCATGATTGGAAGCGATCCAGAGTGTCAACAAGTTACCATGGAAGTCGTGGATACTAATAATGTATCTACTAAAAAAACTGCTTATTTGATAAACACCGATATACAAGACATGAACCCTTGTTGGTTTACAAATAATACAAATCCAATTACTAAAATACAATGTAAAGAAACCTTTGCTACTGTAAAGCAATCCGCAAAACAATCTAATCTAAAATCATGCTCTAAATCAAAGGAAGATCAAGACGTATATGCACAATTATATTACGGTTCTCTCGGGTTGGTTGGACTATATATATTTATGAAATTAACCATGAAATAAAAAATATATTTATAGTATATGACTATCCTTATTATCGTAATTATCGTAATTATTTTATTGGTGTTATTCATACCAGGTTCATACGTGTTAGATGATTATTTATATGGTTTGTATAGCGCAGATGCACAATCAAATGCTGCCGCGTATTGGGCCGACAGTATTACACCTCGTGTTGCTACTACATACGAAGAAGGAGCATTCGACGGAATATTACCAAGCGGAAAACGGATATAAATTCTATGGTTTATTCCAATAGGTATAACATATTTCTTTATCCTTGGAGGTATAGGGCGTATGTTTATAGTAATGTAATAGTTTTTGAACGAATAACCATTTATCGCGATAATCATATATTTTATCATATGTTTCTATTTGCAAGACAAGGTTGTCGTTCATAAACATTCTTAAATATTGTGTGTAATATTTAAATGGTCTTAACCTCTTAAATATTGGGTGACATCAAACGATGGGTCCATATACATGTCAAGACTATAGTCTGGAATCAATCCGAGAGGGAACATTGGTCTGGGGACGAAGGTTCGTTCATAATAATGGTCTTGATATAGTTCTTCCCAAACAAATTCACGCGCAATTTCTTTTACAGCCCATTTAAAGAACAGTTCGCCAATCCGTTCGTCTAGGTCTAAAATTATTAACAACGCCGTATTATAACCTCGCACTTCACAGTAAATACATTCATAAAATCTTTGATTGACCCAAACGTAATTCAACAATTCCTTTTTGTCAAATCGTATATTGGAATGATAGGTCATGATTTTTGACACGATTTCAGAGGGTAGCTCCATTGGAATGGATAGGATAACTTAAATATGTTATATGTTAAGTATTTCAATTTTTTCAACAATACAATTATTAAATCCACGGTATAATATTTTAATGAATTAAGCGTAATATATATTAAAAAAAAAACATGGATAGGATTAATGGATTATATTATTTTTATATTTACATTTTGTGTCATTTTATTTTTATATTTACATATTCAATTTCATTATAAAACAAGTAACGATTTAGAAGTGTATGAAATAGAACAACCCACGAAGTGTAAGCTAGAAGAGATTTGTGACCTTAGACAACCGGTTTTATTTGATTATAAGAATGATATATTGCTTGAAACCTATACTAGAAGCACCTTATTGGAGAAGTATAGTGCATTTGATGTCAAAACTAGAAATTTGACAAATACACCTGAAAACGATGAAGAAATGTATATCCAAGTCCCTCTTATAAATGGATTAGCGGTGACGGACAAATCCACAGATACAACTTTAGATGTATATATCATTGAAAACAATTCGGACTTTTTAGAAGAAACTGGACTGTTGAGTATTTTTAAACAAACGGATGCCTTTATACGTCCTTCGTTAGTTACAAAATGTATATATGACCTTGTAATGGCAGGGGAAGGGACAAGTACGCCCTTCAAATACGATATTCAATATCGTAATTATTACATGGTTACAGAAGGAGAGGTCACGGTTTTAATGGCTCCTCCAAAAAATATTCAATATTTATCTCCACAAGAAGATTACGACAATTTTGAATTTAGTTCACCCGTTAACCCGTGGAACGTTCAACCCGAATATAGTAGTGAATTTAATAAAGTAAAGTGTCTAGAAGTGATTGTACCGAAAGGACATATGATATACATTCCTGCTTATTGGTGGTATAGTTTCAAAATAAAACACAACGCTACTATAATTTCATTTAAATATCAAACGGTTATGAGTATGATTTCTATATTACCTAAATTAAGTATGTATTTTTTACAATCCAAAAATATACAACGAAAACTTGCTCCATTTACACCCTTGAATATTTAACCCCTTTAGGAAAATTAATTTCCTATTAATTTTTGAAACATAAAATGTCATAATATATATAAATTATATGTCGTGGCGGATATGACGCATAATTTGGCGAACAAAACGACCAAAACCCCGTCATAATTTTCCAATGGCTGACTATATCGTATTCGATATTGTGAGCGACTAGTCCGCCGTGACATTATAACGAAATCTAAAAAATATACAGTTTAAAGAAAAAATAATTTTATTAAAAGGCGCGGTTTTAAATATTTAAGTCTTGTTTAAATAATTATGCATTTTAGTATTTAAATTATTGTTGTTTATATCCCCTGATAAAATGCATTGTTCATACATTTTTCTTAATACGTCTTTTGGACATTGACTTCCTGATTTTAATAAATTTCGTTGAATTAAATACATTTTTATGTTATGAATATGCGTATGTTTAAGTTTTTGAGTTTCTTCCTGTATTTTATGTTTGAGGGTCATATTTTTAATCAATACCGAGATAGACTTGTCTTTTTTACCTAAGGTTCGTTTCAATGTTTTTGTGGTTCGTTTTATACGTACAATAGAGGGAATGGTTGCATTAGACGGTGCCTCTGTCAATGGTTGGGTTCGTTTCATTTGACGGTAGGTAGGTCTACCTGTATGTTTTAAGGAGGTATACGGGGTCGGTGTGGCGACATATTTCGGTAGGATTATATCTGTCTTTGGCAGGACAGTTACCTGCAAGGGTTTTTCTATCGTGATTGGTTTTGTCTTTTCAACTATTAATGAATTTAAAAAACTTAAAGACTTATCAAATTCAGATTCAAACTCATCTTTACCTGCCGTCAAAGTAGTCGGTGGGATAGAATTATGTTGTCTTTCTTTGATTTTTTTAAAAAATTCTTTACGGAGGGTTTGGTTAATGTTTTTTTGACGAGGTTTCTTAGGCGCCTTTTTTTTCAAGGTTGAATCTACTAAACTATCTGTTATATGTATTTTTTTTATACTCATAACTAGAATATATATATATATTCAATACATATAACTAATTTATATAGTAGAACGATTTCCGCTTGTAATATGATTAGACGTGTAGTCATTTGTATTATAATTATAAAATGTTCCATCGTCGTTACTAAAAATAATATATTTTATACCATATAGTTTTATAACTTTTAAACATTGCATACATGGACCAGAGGAACGTAAACCGCTAGAAGACAATCTTACTACGTACAATATATATTTTCGGATTGTAGGTTTAGCCTTGAACTACATTGTGATGAGTGCGTAAACAATCACGAATTGCAGCAATTTCTGCATGGCATGTTAAACAATCGTGTATTAACTTATCATGGGAAAAGGTTCTGTAATTATTAAACCCTTTGCCAATTATTTTTCCACCTGCCAGTATTGCGCAACCGTGTTTATGATTACAAGGCGAACACAATGCCTGTTCCATTGCAATGTTAATGCAATGGATATGCCTTTGTGTAAGTACAAGTGTATTGGTCATGACCGATACTAGTATATAATCCTTTTGGTTTAAACCGAAATCATTTAAAGATAAATTGAAATGAAATCATACATATTCATGATACAATCATATAATATGTCGGATAAGTGTGTCTCAAACGATGGAAATGCCTATATTGAAGAACCATGGGAAATCATTCGTTCTTATTTTGATGGAAAACATTTGGACCAACTTGTAAGGCATCAAATTGAGTCCTACAACCATTTTGTAAATCAACAAATCAAACAAACGATATCCATGTTCAATCCAATTCATGTCAAGTCGGAGAAATCCTTTGATCCAGAAAGTGGAAAATATAAACTGGAAATATTTGTTTCATTTGAAAATTTTAATATATTTAGACCTCAATTTCATGAAAATACGGGGGCGGTTAGGTTAATGTTTCCACATGAAGCCAGACTTCGTGATTTTACTTATGCGTGTAATATGGTTATAGACATGACTGTAAAATACGTTATACGAAGTGGAGTTCATCTTAATTCGGAAGAAACCATGTATAAAACGTTTTCAAAGATTCAATTAGGTAAATTACCGGTGATGTTAAAGTCGTGTTTATGTGTATTGCATCAATATTCACATGTTCCAAGTGCAATGATTGGAGAATGTAGTTTAGATGCAGGCGGTTATTTTATCATCAATGGTTCTGAAAAAACGGTGATTGGACAAGAACGCTCCGCCGAAAATATCATTCAATGTTTTAATACTGAGAAAAACAATACAAAATGGAGTTGGAGTGCAGAAATCAAATCAGTACCAGATAATAAATCTGTTTCACCGAAACAAAATAATATTTATATTGTAACCAAAAACAATGGGTTTGGACATGCTATATACGTTCAAATTCCAAGAATAAAACAACCTATTCCGTTATTCATATTATTTCGTGCATTCGGGATTGTATCCGACAAAGATATTTGTCAAAAAATTTTATTACATGTAGAAAATCCTGATTGCGAAAATTATGTACAAATGATGACTGCCTTGCACGCATCTGCCGTAGATGCAAATGAGTATAGGACAACCAAAGATGCGTTGCAATATATAACGTCAAATGTAATGTACAATACGATTTATACGGATAAAGATGCGTCTCATAAAAAGAAATCGGATTATACCGTAGAGGTTTTAAATACAGATTTATTTCCACATTGTAATACACTCCAACATAAAATATACTTTCTGGGATATATGACCAATAAACTACTTAGAACCAGTTTTGGTTGGGAACCCATTAGTGACCGTGATTCATACTTGAATAAACGAATTGATTTAGTTGGAATATTATTAAACAATTTATTTCGTAATTATTTTAATAAATTAGTCAAGGATATGCAAAAACAAATTGTTCGCGAAATTAATACCGGTTCTTGGAAATCAACCTTTGATTATAAATCCATTATAAATATGACGAATATTTATAAAATTGTAAAATCAACGACCATTGAAAATGGTATCAAACGCGCATTGTCTACTGGGGATTTTGGTATTAAACAAACGAACAGTAATAAGGTAGGTGTCGCGCAAGTGTTAAATCGTCTGACCTATATTGCTAGTCTTAGTCATTTGCGACGTGTAAATACACCGATTGATAAAAGTGGACGTTTGATTCCACCCAGAAAATTACATAATACTTCTTGGGGGTATTTATGTCCGGCCGAAACTCCCGAAGGTCATAGTGTTGGAGTTGTAAAAAATTTAAGTTACCTTACTCATATTACGATACCTTCCAACTCCGATGCGTTGAACGAATATATACTTCCGTTGGTTACACCGTTTGAACTTTTAACCAAGGAAGATTGGATGGGTGTAAAAGTATTCATCAACGGGAGATGGTTAGGAAACACCACGAAGGCTATGGCACTTTATAAGTCATTAAAAGAAAAAAAATACAAGGGTATTCTCAATATTTATACGTCCGTTGTATTTGACATACAGCGAAAAGAAATACGAGTATGTAATGATGCAGGACGACTCATACGACCTCTGTTACGTGTAAAAGATAATAAAATACATGTTACTCCATCCATAATGGATGGACTTATGGATAAAACGATAAGTTGGGATGATTTATTAACCAACATGACCTTAGAACAATCGGTCATAGAATACATTGACCCGGCAGAACAAAACGCTAGTTTGATTGCGATGAAACCCAAACAACTATTACAAGACGACGATTACAAAGTGTATAATTATACGCATTGTGAAATCCATCCAAGTACCATTTTTGGTATCCTTGCTTCTTGTATTCCATTTCCTGAACATAATCAATCCCCACGTAACACGTATCAATGTGCTATGGGTAAACAAGCCATGGGCGTCTATGTTACGAATTATGATAAACGTATGGATAAAACCGCCTATGTATTATCCTATCCAATGCGACCACTGGTAGATACCCGCATCATGAATTTGATTAAATTAAATCGTTTACCTTCTGGGTGTCAGGTCATCGTTGCGATTATCAGTCATACTGGATATAATCAAGAAGACTCTATATTGTTCAACGAAGGGTCCATAAAACGCGGATTGTTTCAAACCACCATTTTCACAACTATTAAAGAAGAAGATAAAAAAGTTCAAGGAGATGAAGAAATTAGAGGCAAACATGATTCGTCTAAAACCAAAGGAATGAAATTTGCCAATTACGATAAAGTCAATGAACACGGGGTCATTCCAGACAATACACTTGTAATGAATAGAGATATTATCATATCTAAAATGTCTCCTATACGAGAAGCACGGAACGACCATACGAAACATATCAAATATGAGGATAGAAGTGTAATGTATAGGACCGCGGAAGAAAGTTATGTGGATAAAAGTGTTATTGATAGAAATGGGGATGGATACACGTTTTGTAAAGTTAGAATGCGTACCGTGAGACAACCTATCATTGGAGATAAATTTAGTTCTAGACACGGTCAAAAAGGAACCATTGGTAATATTATACCCGATTGTGATATGCCATTTACATCCAAGGGTCTAGTACCAGACATTATTATTAACCCACATGCTATTCCTAGTCGTATGACCATTGCACAATTAAAAGAAACCCTTTTAGGAAAAGTACTATTAGAATTAGGATTGTTTGGAGATGGAACGAGTTTTGGGGATTTAGATGTGAAAGATATTTGTAAGCACTTACAAAAAGCAGGATATGAATCCAACGGAAATCAGCGAATGTACAATGGTCTTACAGGAGAATTATTCGAAACCAGTGTTTTCATTGGTCCTGCCTTTTATCAACGATTAAAACACATGGTAAAAGATAAAATGCATAGTCGTAGTTTTGGACCAAAAGTTACTTTAACCCGACAACCCGCCGAAGGACGACGACGAGACGGAGGTCATCGTTTTGGTGAAATGGAAAGGGATTGTATGTGTTCACACGGTGCAAGTAGTTTTACAAAAGACCGTATGATGTTTGCGTCAGATGCATTTGGTACGCACGTGTGTAGAAAATGTGGTACCATCGCTGCCTACAATGACAAGAAACATATCCATTTATGCAAGCAATGTGATAATCGTACCGATTTTGCCTATATTGAACTTCCATATGCTTGTAAATTATTGTTCCAAGAATTAATCACTATGAATATTGCGCCACGCATTATAACAGTATAAATAATTATTACCTAATACTATAATATGGATAAAGAAACGCTTCGTAAGGCAACGGGCGGTGGAAGAAAAGGGGTTCAACCTGCATTATTAGGAGGTGGCGCAAATTCAAATAGCGGATCTGGTATGATTGGTGGAAGTGAAAGAAGCCAAGCCCGTCTTACCTTGCGCGAAGCATGGGGACACTATGGATTTTTAGTAAGGTTGAATATTCTGGATAATCCATACCGAAGTGGTTTAACCCCCTTTCGTCAAGCGATGAATGCTGGCGATATGAAACAAGCCTCTTCGAATTATAGTGGCGTTGGACCCGATAAACGCTTACCCCAAATCAATCAAGTCAATGGTATAGGACCTTCTAAATTATTTACAAATGGGGGTAGTATTCAATCCGGGACTGCCGCTTATAGTGGTAATCCACATTACGTCTACGATTCATCCGATTATATCCGTTATAAACGACTTAAATCGGTTTTAAATACTTATAACGACGAAAGTTTTGGAGGTTCTAACAATGGGTCCTATACATTTTTAATGAACGTTCGTTAATTAATTTTCTAATTAGATATATATGATACAAAAAGTATTTGTAGAATATATTGGTACATTGTTTTTTCTTTATGTAATTATAGCTACATCCGGGAATGCATTGGCGAGTGGGACTGCTTTGGCGATTGCAATATTAGTGGGAGGTGCAATCTCGGGCGGACATTATAATCCAGCTGTAACCATTATGATGGCATTTGCTAAAAAGACGCCAATGTCAGAAGTGGCTCCTTATATCATTGCACAAGTTGCGGGCGGTATTACCGCCTTTGAACTATGGAAAAGAATAAAAATGTAATATGGTGTTAGATAATATATACGAATAACTTATATGCAAGAAGTATATAAGTTGTGTCATTTAAAGAATAATTATATTACAACCGTACTGGTATTTATAGGAAACGATAGGCAAAAGGTAGACCTCAACGAGTTATATCGTAAAGACCCTAACCATGCATTCTTTAACGGTATATTTACCGAACAAGAACGAACGGATTATAAAGAGGCCGATATAAAATTTGTATATAGGCGTATACATTTAGACGATACTATAGAGACGATTAAAAAAAAATATATATTGTCTTATCCAGAAGTTAAATCTACCTACTATGGTTTATATTTATTTGCAAAAACTCAAAGTCAATTGTCTTCTGTTTCTGTATATCGTTCTCTCGTACAAAACGTTCAATCTACCATTGAACGAAAACGTTTGATACAATTTTTATTAAATCTAGATGATTTTGACGTACAATCCTTGACCTATAAAGAAGAGTATGAGTATGAAGATGTATTGTCCTTGGATTTCACATCCAGAGAAACATGGATAACTACAACTCCGGTCGGACAGACGTTGCACGCCTCGGAAGGTACCTATCCATATACGTATAACCCTTTTAACGTGATTGAATTAGAGACCTTTTTAGTAGAACACGCGAACGAACTATTGACAACGACGAATCAAAGATTATTAATGCATAATGAAAATATATACAACCGTACCTTATATGTATGTCACGTAGAAGATGTCTTGGAGTATGCCACTACCCATTCTATAGAAGCAACTCCCATGATTTCTATATACTATCCATATTTAAGAGATAAGGAGATATTGTCCCTAAAGTCGTACCAGTCCAACCTAGAACAAATGAGATTAGAAACACAAACTATGATAGAGGACCGTGTATGGCTTCATAATATAGAGACGATTGATTTATTAACTCAAATTAGTTCTTCTTATTCAGGCGAAGATTTTATTATATACGCTGGCATTAAAAGTGGTACAATCATACTAAATCCAGATATTACATATAATCTACCGTTAGACGTTGTCTTTAAATTAATCCATTCCAATATAGAGGCTCCTTTGATAAAATTTAACCCTTCCCGTAAACAAGAAAATATATATCGTCTATATGCAAATAAAATTGCTACCGATGGTAGACGTATACCATATCTACCCAAAAGTACAATCTTTAAATTAATGAAACAAATGGCTGGAGAAAAACAAGTATCGGTCTTTATTCAATCCGGTGAAGATACATTGATATTAAGTTTTTTTGATACAGGACGACTTGAAATTACAGTGGATTTCAATCATGTAAAACCGTTGGACGAGATGAATACTATTATAGCGACGCAATGTAATCCAATCATTGAAATGGTAAGCAATTATTTACAACAACGTGGTTATACGATGCGTATGTTTGAAGATGTGTATAAATCTTATGTCGGTATTGAAAAAGTCCAGTATAGGATTGAAACTACATTGACCAAAAAAATGCGATTAAAACCATTCCTTTCATGTATATCCAGTGTATTTAATGTCATGGGTGAAGATGAACACGGCGCAGTGCTTCGTTTAAAAAAAGTGGAACATTATAATGAAATGGATAGCAAAGAAGCTTACATTGTAGAATCCTTAAATGCGGGTGTAAGAGACGTTGAATTAATAAAAGGATTGATAGATAATTTCCAAATTAAAAATGAAGAAGAGGCCCGCAGATTACTGGTTGATTTTGTATCCAGACAACAAGTGGTTCAAGAAGCGTTTAAAAATAAACGGTTTAAAATAAAAAATAACCCTGGTTTTTTAACACGTATGAACGTTGAAAAATATACAACCCGTTTGATTACCAACGTAGACGGCATAAATCATATTGGATATTTAAACACTATACCAGAATACATCCAAACCTTGATAATCATGTCGCAAGGAATACAATCACCAGAATTAACCTCTTCCATAGATACTTTATGTAAAGAGAAACCATCTACAAGTGAAACCAGAACCGAAGATTTAATAGCACCTGTGGAAGAACCCAACTTTGTGTCTGCTATTGTATTTAATCCAACCTATGACGCTTCGTCTGAATCAAACTCCAATGGTTTATTACAAATGTTATTAGGAGATAGTACGTCGGACGAAGAAGAAGACACTGGAGGTGTACATACTCCTGAAACGGAGGATTTAGTGAAAGATATCACTGGTATGAATTTATCCAATCCAAATCCATTTTCAGACCGGTTATCTAAACGTGAACCAAAATTATTTTTAACTTCGGTTGGTCCTGGATATTCTTCCTACTCACGTAGTTGTCCGTCCAGTAATCGTCGGCAACCCGTCATTTTAACCCAAGGTGAAAAGGATAGAATTGATAAAGAACATCCTGGGTCCTATCAACACGTTGTATCGTATCAGTCTTCTAAAGATACTCCAAAGTATTATTATATATGTCCAAGATATTGGAGTTTAAAAGACGGGGTAAGCCTGACACAAACCGAAGTGGATAGTGGAAAATATGGAGAGGTTATAACTAAAAAGGCAAAAGAAATTACTGGAAACAAACACATTTATGAATTTGATAGCAGTTACCATCGGAATGAAAAGGGAGAGTACGAAGATACCAATCCTGGGTTTATGAAACCTTCTAAACATCCAGATGGTAAATGTATGCCGTGTTGTTTTAAAGGATGGGATGTTCCTGCACAAGTTAAACTACGACAAACATGTGAAGGTGACGAACAACCTCCTGTAAAAGAAGTTAAAAAAAAACTTAAACTGAAAGCGATTGAACCAGACCTTGAAAAATTTGATGAATATGTAAAAGGTCCTGAAAAGTTTCCATTGGAAAATGGTAGAATTGGTTATTTACCCGTGAAGATACAACAATTTTTACACATTGATAATAAACAATGTCAAATCAGTCAAATCAATACAAATGTAAAACCGAATACACCTTGTATCGTTCGTTTAGGTGTTGAAAAAAGTGTAAATCAATCTTTTATTGCCGCAATTGCTTGTATTTATTCCGAGTGGTTACCTAATAAACCAGTTCCAACGATACTTCAAATGAAAGTCATTTTAATGGATGCATTGGACTTGGATGTATTCCTTACATTGCAAAATGGGAATTTAATCACTATATTTAACGATGATAAAGAAGTCAACCTTGATAATTATAAATATAGTTCCATTTATAAAAAAATAAATACACATATACCAGAAGAGTTATCTTTGTTAAAAAAAATAATATGTTCTTATGAAAATTTTAAACGATATTTAAACGACCCTGACATTGAAATGGGGTACGAATATCTATGGGATTTAATATGTTTTAACAATGATAAATTGTTTGACAAAGGATTAAATATGGTAATTTTGGAGACAAAGGACGACGATTTAACTGGCAATGTGGGTGTGATTTGTCCAACGAACCACTATAGCATGTCTTTTTTTGACGTAAATAAAAAAACGATTATACTTATTAAACGTGAGAATATATATGAACCCATTGTCACCTATGAAGATAAAATTAAACAATATGTAATCATTCGTAGATTTAGTATAAAATACAAAGGAATATTACCAGAATTAAAAATATTTTTGGATACGATTAAAACCTCGTTACAAGATAAATGTACTCCTTTACCTAGCAGACCACGCGTATATAAATTTAAAAGAAACATTTTGTTTCATGAAATGGTTCATATTCTAAAATTAAAAAAATATATTATTCATTTTCAGATATTGAATTACAATGGAAAGGTAATTGGATTGGATATATCAAAAGGTGATTTACGAGGAATGATACCGGTATTTCCTTCCGCGATGGATTTGTCTATGAGTGATATTCAATGGATAGACCAATACAAAGGTTATTCTTATAATCATACTTTAAATCTATTGAATACCGTGTATAAAGAAACCAAAGGACATATACCAAGTACTCCAGTTATAAAGGTTATAGAGGATGATTTAATTGTTGGTATAATAACACAAACCAATCAATTTGTTCCAATTAATCCTCCGACCCAAGACGTGTATGGGAAGGATTTAGAAATTTTACGTGATATAGATTATTTAGATACAGATAAGGTTGTATCGCAAGACAATACCATGGACGACGAACGAATACGATATATGCATCGTATTCAATTAGAATCCGGATTTTTTAATACGTTTAGAAATATGGTTCGCATGCAACTAGGTATACCAAAACATTATAAAATTAGAAATGAAATTGAAGGGATTGTGACGGATGAAGATAAATCCTATTACACGAAATTACGTGAAATAGAAACGAAAATACATTTCATGACGGATGAACTCGTTCAATTCATTGACATGGATGAAACCTTACTACAAGATGTGGATACAGTCATTCATTGTAATACATTATCTAAATCCAAGTGTTCTTCACAACCCTATTGTTTAAGCAAAGAAAATTCGTGTGTTTTGTTGATACCAAAACAAAATTTAATTACAGATATTGACAATTCAATCATGTATTATGGACGCATGACCGATGAAATTGTAAGATACAGTCGTATTCGGTCCTTTTTATTTGAACCTACCATTTTTTTGAATTTTTCAGAGGTCAAATACAATTTGAGAGAAGATGAAGTTATATTGGTACAATCTTTACTCACACAAGAATATTTTGATGATTTAATCCCACGCATTCATAATCCATATATACAAACGACTACGTATGACACCACGGAACCACTTCACAGTGAGAGGTACAGTAATGTTATTATGCCAACGGTTAAATCCAATCTCGTAACATGTCCTCCCCCAAAATTAACGACCGTGTCAAGTAAATGGAAAAGTAAATTTCCAACTGAAAGTATGGAATTAAAATTTTCAAACGATTCCAATCTATGTAGTTTTGATATAATGTTGACTATACTACAAGATTATGATAAGGAGGTTAGATTAACTGTATCGGATTTACGAAATGTTCTTGCCGATGAATATTCTATCTTATTTGAAAAGTATTCAAAATCCCTATTGAGTATTATGAGGGCACAGGGTAAATCCTTAATGGCACATCAATTGAATATTGGAAGAGTCACCATAACGGATTTGGTTGTAAGCGAACATTACTTTATTACCCCATTGGATATATGGGTGATTTCAAGACGTTTTCTTCTTCCAATCGTACTTTATACGTCCACAACGTTTATTGAAAATAAAAAAAATATACTTTTGTATAATGTATCCATAACGAATCATTATTATTTTATTAAAGTACCCGCGATGAAACAAGGATATAGTCTAGGACATAAATTATTAGTGTATAAATCAAAATCACTTATAAATGTAGACTCCTTGCCAGACCTTTTGCAAGAGATAACTTTACAGAACACTTCGGAAGATTTACTCGTGCATTATTTAGAACATTATAAACCGAAACGAAAGACTATCTTGGTGATAGATCGTCCATAAATTACATTTAAAACTCCATTGTATACTTTGCATCCATTCCGCCCATATCGCTTGGCTTCATATGATGGGCATTCGTATGGATAGCAATCGTATCGGTTGAACACGGGTCATTCGTTTGTCCTAATCCTGTAAAGGCGGCACGAATTTCATCTTCTGGACTGGTATGCGTTTGTTTTTCCGCTTGAAGTTGTGTCATGGCATCTAAATCCATAACGCATTCAAACGCACTGGTTCCGAAGAAACCTTCCTGTCCGCACATTACATTGGCTGAAATACCACGCATAATATCTAACTCGCCGTGTCTTGCCGCTTTTAAAAACATTTCAGGCGTTTCTTCAAACGATGCCTTTGCAATTGGACCAATGTTATCATTGTTAATCCCATGACGAAACATGGAAACCATATTGTCGTTACACGTCATTCTATCGCATAGCACACTCAAATGATGGTAATTGATATAGGTATTATCAAATTCAATTACTTCTGAAATTTCATTATATATCGCAAGTCTAGCTGCTTCAATCCCTAATACAGTATATATTTCTTGAATATCATTCGTATACGTTCGTTTGTTATCAATATAATCCAGTGCCAACAAATCTATTAAGTTTGTGCCAACCGTATCTAAAACCCATGTTTCTTTTCGTTCATATTTCCCATCTTCATAGACTAAACTATCTGTAATTTTTCTTGGAATGATTTTAACAATATTTTTTACGCCACGTAAAACCATATGGTCCAATAGTTGTTCTTGAAAATTTTTCAACATGTATATTTCATCTTGCTGATCCAAGGTAGCCGTCATTTTCACTTTCTTTTTCAAAATATGATTTAATCGTATGCGAAAGATTAGATTGTCGTCGTTGTAATCGCTAAATATACACGAGACTTCGTCGTTGTAAGAATTTTTGATTGCAAAATGGATATCATCCATGGTTAAGTTTTTATCTAGCATGGTTTCTTTATCTAATACGATACGAATGACCCATTTTGATTTATGCATGGAGGATTCCTCTTCCTGTCCTATACATTCTTTTAAAATTTCTTCAAATGCATTGAATTGTTTCATAACTACATCGTCGGAAGAAAGAAGCGGATCTTCATCGTCTGGGTCAAAACAAATGGATATGGAATTTACCACTTCACGTAGTTTTGTATGTTCAATCCGATGTATAATACGCTGGGCATTACTTTGATCCGTTTCTTCGTTTGGAAGTAAATGAATAGTACACGAAGGGTTCTTTGGATGTTTAGACAACGATAAAATTTCTTCTATTCTTGGAACCCCTCGTGTAACATTTGACTTGGACGCTACACCTGCAAAATGAAACGTATTCAATGTCATTTGAGTCGTCGGTTCACCAATACTTTGTGCTGCAATAATCCCAACCATTTCACCCGGCGCAATAATCGCCTGTTTAAATGATAAAATAATTTGTTCCATCAAAACCACTAATGCTTTACGGTTGAAACGTTTTACCATGAGTAGAATTTTGGGTGATAAATTATAATAAAATACAAGTTTGAATAGTTCAGTCGGTTGTACATATTTAAATTGTAAGAGACGTTGATATGTTTCATCTAATAGTTGAAACGTTTCTAACGGTGTAACATCTACCATGGAATATGCATTCAGATAGTGTTGTCCTTGAACGTTATTTATAATGGGTTGAAACGCCACCGGCATATTTATACCATCTTCGTCCCGTCCATTGAATACATTATTCAAGACAATTTTACGCATTTGAACGACGGTATCAATGAGTTGCTTACATCTTTGATTTAATTCGTTTTTTTGTTGTTTGTATCTTGTAAGTGTATCTTTGGTATAAGAGGTTGTGTATAGTTTTGAACCAAGGTCATCCCCTGGCATTTGATAGTGCGTGTAAATATCTTCTAACGACATTTTAACAATGGGTAATTTTTGATTTTCTACTTTCACAGTGTCAAAACCATCTTCCCCATATGAGAATTGAATGATTTTTTGTTTATTGTTTCGTACCGTCATGTCGTATTCTACTTTTAAATCTTCAAGACCCTTGACAAGCCTACGTTGAATATAACCAGTTTGACTTGTCTTTACAGCGGTATCAATCAAACCAATTCTACCACCCATTGCATGAAAGAATAATTCTTGTGGAGTAAGACCCGAAATAAAGGAATGCTCTACGAACCCTCGGGCATGGGGAGAATCGTCGTATTTATTGTAATGTGGTAGTGTTCTGTCTTCAAACCCATAGGGGACACGTTTACCATCCACTTGTTGTTGTCCCAAACAAGATATCATTTGTGATATATTAATTTCAGACCCTTTTGAACCAGCTTTAACCATGATGACAAAACGGTTGTCTTGTTGCAAACTTTGAAGACCAATCCGTCCCGATTGACTCAATGCTTGACCTAGAATATCATTCACCTGTGTCTCAAATTCCGTTTGATTATCCTTACCGCTTTTATTTTCAAATATACCCAAATGAGTTTGGTCTATCAAGGCACGTACTTCATTCTTTTTACTTGTAATCACATCTATAATTTGTTGATTGGTGTTATCGTTGGCAATTAAATCGCTTATACCAACACTATAGGCGCTGGATTTCATATATTCCGTTATAATATTTTGCAAATCGTCAATGAAATTGGAGGCACGCATATTTCCAAAATCATTACATATTCTATGCAATATACCCTTTGTCCCAGCTCCTAAAACACTTTTGTCCATTTGCCCCCGAAGGTAACGTCCATTCTCAATATGTAACACATGATTGGACGTTTTGGAGTCTTCCGTGTCTTTAAACTGTTTTGTTTTATATTTCAAGGACAAGGGTGGCAAGATTTGTGAAAGGATGTCAAAATTACTAACGTCTGTGTCTGGTATCAGTGAAATATCCACAGTATTACACGACATTAATAAATTCATGGCATCCCGAACTGTAAATCGTATATTTTCACGTGTAAATAGGTAGGACCCTAACAACGAGTCTTGAAATATGCCAACAATCGTTTGATTGTTGGCTGGAGAAATAATTTGCCATGGTACCGCTGCTAAATTCACCAATTCGCTTATGGACTCAATGTCTTGAGGCATGTGCATATTCATTTCATCCCCATCAAAATCGGCATTGTAAGGTTTCGTATCGGCTACATTCATTCGGAAAGTATCCCCGACTTGCATAATTCTAGCAATATGACACATCATAGACATTCTATGCAAGGTAGGCTGACGATTGAATAAAATGGGGTCTCCATCTAACATGTGACGATGCACACAATCCCCGTTCACCAACTGTATAGAGTTACGATCCATGTTTTCTAAATAAATATTTTCACCATTCTTGCGAACAAGTATTTTAGCACCTGGATATACATTTGGTCCATTCTGTACCAAAGTGGTCAAATACGACTTATTTCGTTTGTTTACCTTGACCGGATAAGTTAAATTCATTGCGATTTTTTTGGGAACCCCTAACTCACGAATAGATAAGTTTGGGTCTGGTGTAATGACCGAACGCGAGGAATAATCTACACGCTTACCCATAAGATTTCCTCTTACCCGTCCATGTTTTCCATTGATACGGTCTTTGATGGACTTTAAGGGACGTCCAGACCTTTGGGCAAAGGCGGCTACACCTTGTATGTTATTGTCTACCAAGGTTGAAATATAATACTGTAACAATGTAGTCCAATCTTGTATTACATTTCCAGAAGCATTGCTTTGTATTTTTTCTTGTAAGGTTTTATTTGTTTTTATAATACTCACCATGATATGACTTAAATCATCTTCGCTTCGTTGTTGTGCATCGTGTTTTACAGACGGACGTGTTGCAGGTGGCGGTACGGCCAATACTTGACAAATCATCCATTCGGGACGAGACCAAATTGGATTAAATCCAAGAAATGTTATATCTTCATCCGTGATTCTTCTTAATATTTTTAAACATATCTCCGCCGTTAATACCAGTTTCATTTCTTCTGTGTTATCTTCATCTAATCCTTTGATATTCGTCCATTCGGCAATCAACGTTGCAAATCCTTCTTTACGTATACGTTTGGGTTGTTTACATCCACAACC